AAGAAGTATGTGAGCAACATAAACTAACTAGGGAGATAAAATGAGAAAAATGATGATTGTTGTAGTGGCTTCTTTGACCTTATTGCAAGGTTGTGCCAAAAATCTTGTAGTAGATACAAAAGGAAGATCAGGAACATTTGATAAATCAAGAGCAGATGAATTAACTGACGATAGAATAATTTGTAAAAAGATTGTTGATGAGAATGTTAATTTATTGTTTGATAATGGTAAATGGTTATTTGCTAAATATATGGAATATGGAACAGTTGGGTTAATAAAAGCACCCGAAAGAAAATCAACTAAAATAAATAGGAATTGCCTGACAAAACGTGGTCACGCAGTTTTGAATTAAGGAGAGAATATGTACACAGATAGTCAAGTGAGAAACCTAAGTAATATAAAACAAAGACTTCGTGCTACTCTTACCACTTGGAATGGTGCTAGTAGAGAAGATAACAGAAAAAAGTTCTATGAGTATCTTGGAATAAGAATGAGACAAAGAAGATTAGAACTTGGATATACGCAAACAAGAATTGCTAATATCTGCAAATGTACTTTTCAACAAGTACAGAAAAGGGAAAAGGGTAATAATAAGATACCTTTAGACGATCTTATCATTATGTGTGAAGCTACGCATACAGATTTAGATTACTTTTTTAGACCTTTAAGAAAACTAAATAAAAAACTATATAATGGGAGAAATGATGAGTAAGCAATATATTAAAGATAAAAATGGTACGATAATAGGAGAATATAACCCAAAAGCAAAAGGTTATAGATATTATATAAAAGGAAATGCAAAAGCTAGTATTACCACAAAAATAGGAAAAAGGACAAAACCTGATTTCCAAAATTGGTACAAAAGAAATAGAGATGATTCCATAAAAGAAATAATGATTATGGATAATAAACCAATAGATCAAATAAATAAATTTATTCAAAGGGTAAAAGAGAGAGCAGAGAGTAAAGAGTCTTATGGTAGAGAAATAGGTTCTGAATTACACGAATGGATTGACTTATATTTTAAAAGTAAAAAGCAACCAGCATTTCCTGAATCAGAACCACTAAAAACTATGACACAAAAATGGTTAAAGTTTTGGAAATCACAAAAGTTTAAATTAATTGCAAGTGAACTACCTTTATATAGCCCAAAATTTGATACTTGTGGGTGTAACGATGTAATTGTAACAAAAGATTCTTGGAAAGGTCAAAAAGCAGTTATTGATTGGAAAACAAGTAAAGATTATAGTTTTGACCAACCAATACAAGTAGAAATGTATAGACGATTTATTGAGGAAACTACAAACTTTAAAATACAAAAACTAGCTATTGTTAATATACCAAAAGAACCTGAAAAAGAGGTTTCAATGTTTATTGTAAAAGCTAAAGAATATTTTAAAGCTTTCCAAGCTATTACTTATTTAGATGATATGGAAAGTAAATTTAAAGATGACTTAAAAAAATGGAAAAAGGAGAATAAAGCAAATGTATAAAAATAAATATAATACTAATGACTTTGAAACACATAAGTTAGAAGTAACTTTAATTCATAAAGTTGGTGCTAATAGTAATTCATGGGATTATAAAAGTATGCCTAAAGTTCAAATGAAAGATACGACTACAAATAAAAAATATAGTCCTTATCAATTTCAACAATGGTTAGAAACACCTCACATTATTGCAATGATAAGAAAAGGTGCAAATCTTAAAATAGCAACACAAGACTTTGAGGATAATCCAAATAAATATGATGATGGTAAAAGAAGAAGAATTATATTTTATTTTAGTGCTTTAAAGAATCAACCACCTAAAACGCAGAGTGTTGATGGTATGAAACCGATAGGTCAAACAATGCCACAATATACACCTCAACAAATGACAGAAGCCCAACCATCTGCACCTGAAAACGCACAACCAATTACTATGGAAGATCACAAAGCAATGAGTGAACTTGATGATGAAATACCATTTTAATTTATGGATAGAAAGCATAGAGGAGATTTAGACTTGGAAGTTAAAATACACGATTTAGAATTAGAGTGCGAGATGTATAAGAAGAATAATCAAATGTATAAAGATCATATCTCACAACTGCAAAACACAATAGATCGTTTAACTACAATGAATAAATCTCACAAAACAATAAATGGTCAGTTAAGAGTAAGATTAACAAGACTTGAACAAGAAGTAAAAGACCTAAGAGCAAAAGTAAAAGATGACGAAGAACTAATAAAGGATTTATATGAATACCCGTAAAATAAAAGAAAGATTAGAGTTTTGGTCTTTGTATTATAGGCAAGAGATCATTTGGTTTGTTATAGGATTTATAACAGGAGTGATAATATGGTAGAAACATTTGAACATTTGAATAGTAAGCAAGTTTATCAAGCTTTAGAAAAGGCAAGTAAAGAATGGAAAGAGTGGCAAGGTAAAGCCATAGTATTAGATGAGGGAAAAAAAGCTGTATTCTCTAAATGTTTTTTAAAACATAAGCTTGAATCTAAAACAGTAATAGAAGCAGAACATAAAGCTAGAACAGATCAAGAATATACAGATATAGTCAAACATTATGCAGATGCTGAAAGTAATCTTATCAAAGCTAAACTGCACTATAACAACCTTGATAGATATGCGAGTCTTAAACAAAGTGAGTTAAAAAGAGATTTAACATTAATGAGCAAACAAGAGGGCTAATGACAAAACTATACTTAGATAATAATGGTCATTATCAGAGAGAGAAAAATAAAATAAATTGGGGTAAGGTAATAGCCATATCAACAGTTTATATTGTTATGTTTTCTTTGTTGGTGTTCTATTTTTATTTATTGCTTAGTGCTTGACATATTCAAGACCTGTCAAATCTGTATTTTCTGTAATCTCGGTTGTGGCTATACTGTAATTAGTAACAAAAGCATCATCTCTTTCTTTAATTTGATCTAAAGTGCTACTAACTTTTGGAAAGTGTGGACTCTGATCTATAAATATAAAACTTGCTCTACCAATATTTGTAGATGTTGTAATATCTACTGTAAGTTCTGTAATAACAAAATCTATATCTTGTGCCATACTTCACAATATAGATATTTAAGATTAAATTAAATTACTTTTTTCCGTTACGAAATATCTGTGTACCTTTTATACCAAAAATACTCGCTACAACAGTTATCCATAAAGTTTGAAACCAAACAGGTAAATTGCCGAAGTGATGAAAAAATAATTCTATTTTTTGCATCATAGCTGGGTCATCACTAAAAACTGCATAAGCAAGAACAATAATTGGTGCTGACAATATAATTAAAACAAACTCGTCTTTATAATCGTTTTGTCTAGCTTCTAATAATTTACCTTGATACTCTGTCTCTCCTCTTGCCATCTTTTCTGCCGTAAGTAATGCCGCTTGTGACATTGCTTCTTTTTGCTTTTGTTTATTTGCATAAACTTTAGCACCTGTTTGTAATGCTATTTTTGCTAATCCGAACCACATTATTCTAACTCCTTTAATAATTCACAGTAATGAATGATCTTGTTAATATCTTCTTTACCATTTTTTTTATCATAACGACAGATGTACTTAATTATTGATGCTTGTATAAAGGTGAGATTATTAGCTGTAATAAATTCAATAGGTTGTATTTTAAAATCTTTATAGTGACTACCACCCACTTGTTTATCTAAAGCACTCTCCGTTGCTCTGTCGCCTTTTAAAGCATACTTTCCACAGCATTTCTTCTTCATACTATCTTACCAATCCAATCACCTTTTTTGTTCAAAACTAATGGAAGTAACTTAGGTATTCCATCAATTATTATAGAACAACCCAAAATGAACCTTGTTTTAAAATTCTTTGCGTATGCAAAAGCCATAGATTTCTGATTAATCAAACAACCTACATTCATTGCAAAAAATAAATTATCAGGATTTGCCCACCAACTTACTAAAAACTTGGTATGATAATGACCCTGTACTGCTGACATACCCATTGTTTGTGATACTTTTAAAACATCTGCTGATCTGCCATGAGTAAAAAAACATTTTTGACCATTAGACATTTTTATAGTCAAATCATCAATCCATTTCCAATTACGAGTTCCTAAAAAATCTCCATAATCTTTTAGAAATTCTTTACTCATTCCAAACTTCAATGCTCGTCTATAAACTAAGCTAGAGTGGTTGCTATCTACTTCTGTTACTCTTGGAAACATACCCTCTAATTCTTTTACATATTTTCTAGCTTCTTTTAATTCGTGTCCAGCAGAAAACAAATCAGGGTCGTGTGTGTGCATAGATATTGCGTGGAAGTCTAATAGATCACCAATGTTAATAACTGTGTCAGGTTTAAATTGTTTTTTTATTTCTTTTAGAAATTTTATTGAATCTTTATGATGATATGGGATATGCATATCTGAAATAACTAAAATTCTTTTGTGAGTCATACAAGTTCTACTTGTACTATTAATTAGAGATAATGTAAAGGAATTGAGAGATAACGGCTACTGCAACAGCATAGATGACATACAAAATTCTATCTATATCTCTTTGCATATGTTTGAGATGATTTGTTTCGATAGTATGAATCTTTTGATGAATCAATTTTATCTTACCATCAATCTCAATAAACTTTTCGTTTGTTGTAAAGTTTTTTTTCATAACTACCTTTTACGTCTTTTTCTTCTTAAATCAAGATCGTGTTTTCTTGAACCTCTTAAAAAACTATTTACTCTACCCATACTCCAACTAGCCATAGAAGTACGAGGTCTTGAACCAGCAGATAAAAAAGCACCCTGACCTCTACGATATACTTTTTTAAGCATACCAAGAGTTATATTTTTTCTTGTCTTTGCTTTTGCTCTAAGTGTAGAAATAACTTGTTTAGATAAAGGTCGTCTCCGTACTGCCATTATTTTCTCCTAGCCCTGAACATAGATGCTGGTATTCTAGCACCTGATTTATATAAAGCTGACATAGATTTAATTAAACTTGCTCTAGCTGATCTCTTGCTACCTTTAAGACCTGATAGGTATTTTTTAGGTAAATCAGTTGCTTTATCTTTTGGAACTTTTCTTCTTTTTCTTTTTTTTGCCACTTCTTCTTCTCCGTTTTCTTATTGATCTTTTATTGATCATTTCAGCTAATGTAGCTGTGGTAGTAAAGCCGTTCATTTTCCTACTGATCTCATTGCTTTATTGTGTGCGGAAGCAAAAGTACTTCCATTTTTTAAAGACTTAGCCATACTTCGCATATGTTTAAGAGTATGATGTTTTGCGTGTGATCTCATAGTCTTTTTCTGTCTTGGTTTAAGGTCTTTTATTATATTTTTAATAGATGCTACTTTGACCATTATCTTTTCTTTTTACCTTTCTTTTTCTTC